AAGTCACAATCACAATTGATGACGTTACTAAAGTGCTTGAAAGTGCAAAAACACAAGATAAATACGCCAACGACGGTGCTATCGCCCTCGCAGAAGCGGTGGAAGTTGCCCTTGCTTCTTTACACCCGAGTTTAGAGAATACAATAACTTGGGACAGAACGAGTGCCACAACCATTGACGCTACAATGCTTAAAATCAGAAAATTCTTTACCGACCAAAAAGTACCTTTGTTAGAACAAAGATACTTATATGTTGACGGTACTGTATTTAATGATTTGTTAGGCGTAGATAAATACACCCGCTTTGACGCAAGAGGAACAAACGACGCAATCGCCAACGGTATTATAGTTAAAACCTACGGTATAGAGAGCCACGAAAGCCAAGTTATTCAAGTCACTGGGTCACCAGTTGCTTACCATAATTTAGCCTATACTCGTGACGCCTTTATGCTGGCCAGTAGACCACTTCCAAAACCACAAGGGTTTGGTGGAAACTCGGCGGTTATCAACGACGAAAGCATTGGGTTAGCAATTAGAACATTATTTTGGTACAACGCCGATTTGGGCGCTCACCAATTAACGTTAGATTTGCTTTTCGGAGTAGCAATACTTGACCAACGCAGAGTTGCTGCGGTTGAAAGCTTTTAATTAAGTATTCAACAGTCACATAATCGGGCAGGGTTATACCTGCCCTTTTGTGTTGGTGTTGAAATTAACAAAGAGATTGTAATATAATGGTAATATGCCGTATTTAACAAACCCATTTGGCAGAATAGTAGGAGTAAACGACCAAAACCAATACGAAAACTTACTTAAAATAAAAGGCTATAAGGCGCTAACTTCACAACAAGAACAAATGCACATATTAGAGCGAATAAAAACAGTTGAAAGTATGAAGCAAACCCACGACGCAACCAACGGTGTTTATTTATCAACAGTATCGCAGGGTGGCAAGGACGGTTACGGGGTCAGCAGTACCCTACTTATTAAAGAACTGCGAAAGCTGGGTATTTCAATTGATAATTATTATAAAGGGCAAAAAGTGGCAATCCTTTTTCATAATCCTTACGGCATAGCAAATATAGAGGCTCCATACAGAATTATTTACACAATGTTTGAGAGCACAAAGATACCCGCAGACTGGGGCGAATATCTTAAAGTCGCCGACCTCGTTATAGTACCCTCAAAATGGTGCCAGCAGGTCTTTGCAGAGGCAGGGATTAAAACAATGGTCGTACCACTCGGTTACGACAGCAACATTTTTAAGTTTATGTTTAGGGAAAACAAAAGAAAAGAAAAAAAGCCATTTGTATTTTTGCACTATAACGCTTTCAATGCCCGTAAGGGATTTATGGAATTGTTTAGGGCATTTACAAAGGCTTTTGATAAGACCGAGCCAGTCAAGCTAATATTAAAAACCACTTTAGAGCATATACCCTTGCCTATCACTGGCGCCGAATATCCAAACATTGAAATAATACTGGGAAAATCTAACGAAGCCGACCTACTTAAAATAATCCAACAATCAGACTGTTTTGTTTTTCCAAGCAGAGGTGAGGGTTTTGGTTTAACCCCGCTTGAAGCAATGGCAACAGGTATGCCAGCAATCGTGCCAAACGCCCACGGAATAACAGAATATTTTGACGCAAATTATATGTACGAGGTAAAGATTAAAGAAACTTGCCCCGCCCTTTATTCAAGATATAAAAATCAAGACGTTGGCCAAATGGTTGTTTGTGATATTGATGACCTCGCCCAAAAAATGCGCTATATTTATGAACACCAAGAGGAAGCAATGGCGCTCGGCGAAAAAGCCAGCGAATACGTCAAGGCGTGGACGTTTGAAAAGACGGCACACATACTGCGTGATATTGTAAACGGTGCAATACAAAAATTCCGTACGCACGGCTGGAGCTAATCCCAGAGACAATTTACTGCGTCAAGTGTGAGTCAGAAATCAAAACATGACCAAAACAGAAGTATGATAGAGTAGAGACATGAG